CAACAAAGAGCATGATATTATTGTTATAAGTAAAGACGGTATAATAGGTGATATATACGAAATACAAAACTTAAAAATAGCTTTACCTAAAGCTAAAAAAATACATAAGTTTGAAACTAATAAATGGGAGTATACGGAATACCCTAAAGTATTAAAAAAAATAAAGTCTGTATTTGATTGGGAAGAATATCCGTTAGACTTTAAAGAAAAATGGTATGATTACATCGATAATGAGTTCGTCCGCAGGGAAGAAGGCTTTTGGTTCTATAATAAGAATGTGGCTACTTACATTACTGGTACTCACTATATGTACTTGCAGTGGTCCAAAATTGATGTTGGGCAACCAGATTTTAGGGAATCAAACAGATTATTCTACATATTCTGGGAAGCTTGTAAAGCCGATCATAGGTCATATGGGATGTGCTACCTTAAGAATAGACGATCTGGATTCTCATTTATGGCGTCCGGGGAGTGCGTTAATATGGCAACCATATCAAGCGACTCTAGGTTTGGAATATTATCTAAATCTGGACCTGATGCGAAGAAGATGTTTACAGACAAGGTGGTACCGATATCGGTTAATTACCCCTTCTTTTTTAAACCAATACAGGACGGTATGGACAGGCCAAAAACGGAGCTTGCGTACAGAGTACCCGCGACAAAATACACGCGTAAGAAGCTTGAGAACAACGAGACGCTACGTGAACTCGACGGGCTCGACACTACGATCGACTGGAAAAACACGGGCGACAACTCGTATGACGGTGAAAAGCTCAAGCTACTCGTCCACGATGAGAGCGGCAAGTGGGAACGTCCGACGAACATCCTCAACAACTGGCGTGTCACGAAAACGTGTCTACGATTAGGTAGTAGAATTATAGGTAAATGTATGATGGGTTCAACTAGCAACTCATTAGACAAAGGTGGTGATAATTTTAAAAAATTATACAATGACTCAGACGTCAATCAACGAAACGCAAATGGACAAACTCGCTCTGGACTATATAGCTTGTTTATACCTATGGAGTGGAATTACGAAGGATACATTGATTCTTATGGAATACCTGTCTTCGATACGCCATCAAAATCAGTTGAAGGACCTCAGGGTGAAATAATTGATTTAGGTGTAATAGAATACTGGAACAATGAAGTAGATGGTCTTAAAAAAGATCAAGATGCTTTAAATGAATTTTATAGACAGTTTCCACGCACAACTAAACACGCTTTTAGAGATGAATCAAAAGAGTCTTTATTTAATCTAACTAAGATTTATGAACAAATAGATTACAACGAAGATTTAAGAAATTCTATAAATGTAACACAAGGTAATTTTGCTTGGAAAAATGCAGTGCAAGATTCAGAAGTTGTATTTACGCCAAATAATAATGGTAGATTTTTAGTAACATGGGTTCCACCGGTTAATTTGCAAAATAGAGTAATAGTAAAAAATGGTATTAAACATCCTTTAAATGAAAACTTAGGAGCGTTTGGATGTGATCCATATGATATATCAGGTACCGTAGATAAAAGAGGTTCTAAAGGATCTTTACATGGTCTTACTAAATTTTCAATGACAGACACGCCACCAAATCATTTTTTTTTAGAATACATAGCAAGACCTCAAACTGCTGAAATATTTTTTGAAGATGTTTTAATGGCTTGTATTTTTTATGGCATGCCGATACTAGCAGAAAATAATAAACCAAGATTATTATATCATTTTAAAAGACGAGGCTACAGAGGTTTTTCAATGAATAGACCTGATAGAAAAAGAAATAAATTATCTATTACAGAAAGAGAATTAGGGGGAATACCAAACTCTAGTGAAGATATAAAACAAGCTCACGCGGCTGCTATTGAATCTTATATAGAAGATTTTGTAGGTTTAAAAGAAACTGGTTATGGAGATGTTTATTTTCAAAGAACACTAGAAGACTGGGCTAAATTTAATATAAATAATAGAACAAAACACGATGCGTCTATTAGCTCTGGTTTAGCTTTAATGGCCTGTAACAAACATAGATATTCTCCAAGTGCGCCTATAAAAATCAAACCTGTTGATTTAGGTATAAAAAAATATGACAACAAAGGTGTCAAATCAAAAATAATAAGTTAATGAATATATATACCAATACTAGAAGTGCATTTCCTAGCCAAGTAGTTAGTGACGAAGAAAAAGCTAGCATTGAATATGGTAAGCAAGTAGCACAGGCTATAGAGGGCGAGTGGTTTGATCAAGGCAGAACAATGGGTAATAGATATTTAACTAATTGGAATAACTTTAACCAGTTAAGATTATATGCTAGAGGCGAGCAAAGTGTTCAAAAATATAAAGATGAATTATCTATTAACGGTGATTTGTCTTATCTTAATTTAGATTGGACGCCTGTGCCTATATTGTCTAAGTTTGTAGATATAGTAGTAAACGGTATATCTCAAAAAGCATACGAAATAAAAGCTTATGCTCAAGATCCTGGTTCTGTTAAAAAAAGAACAGACTACGCTTCTAAATTGTATGAAGACATGGTTGCTAGTAGTTTTTTAGAAAAATTAAATACAACTTTAGGCATAAATGCTTATCAGTCTCCTGACAAAAGCGTTATTCCAGAATCAAAAGAAGATTTAGAATTACACATGCAATTAAGTTATAAGCAGTCTATAGAAATAGCTCAAGAAGAAGCTATATCATCTGTTATGGCTCAAAATAAATATAATTTAACTAGGCGTAGACTAAATATGGATTTAACGGTTTGCGGTATAGCAGCTACTAAAACCAATTTTAACACAGCAAACGGCATAACGGTAGAATATGTAGATCCAGCTTATATGGTTTACTCTTACACTGAAGATCCTAATTTTCAAGATATATATTATGTAGGTGAAGTTAAGTCTATAACAATACCAGAACTTAAAAAAGAATTTCCAAACATATCTAAAGACGAATTAGAGCGTATACAAAGCATGCCTGGCAACAAGTCTTATATAACCGGTTACGGTAATTATGATAACAACACAGTTCAAATATTGTATTTTGATTATAAAACCTATCACAATCAAGTTTTTAAAATAAAACAAACAGATCAGGGGTTAATGAAAGCTATTGAAAAGCCAGATACATTTAATCCACCAGAAAACGATATGTTTGAAAGAGTTTCCAGATCTATAGAGGTTCTGTATAGTGGTGCTAAAGTTTTAGGGACTGATACTATGCTTAAATGGGAGTTAGCTGAAAACATGACAAGACCTTACGCTGATACTACGAAAGTAGAAATGAATTACGCTATTTGTGCTCCACGTATATATAAAGGTAGAATAGAGTCGCTAATAAGCAAATGCACTGGTTTTGCAGATATGATACAACTTACACACTTAAAACTACAGCAAGTAATATCTCGCATGGTTCCAGATGGTGTATATTTAGATATGGACGGTCTTGCTGAAGTTGATCTTGGCAATGGCACAAACTACAACCCTGCTGAAGCGTTGAATATGTATTTTCAAACTGGTTCTGTAGTTGGTAGATCACTTACCCAAGATGGCGAGTTAAATAGAGGCAAAATACCAGTTCAAGAATTACAAAGCAGTAGCGGTGGTGCTAAAATATCTAGCTTAATAAATACTTATCAATATTACTTACAAATGATAAGAGATGTTACAGGTTTAAATGAAGCTAGAGACGGTAGTTTACCTGATCGTAACACTCTAGTTGGTTTACAAAAACTAGCTGCTAGCGCCTCTAACACAGCTACAAAACATATAAATCAATCAAGTCTTTATTTAACTTTAAGAATAGCAGAAAATATAGCTCTTAAAGTTGGCGATGCCTTAGAGTTTCCACTTACTAGATCTTCATTGCAGAATTCTATATCAACTTTTAACATCAAAACATTAGAACAAATAGTAAAATTAAATTTACATGATTTTGGTATATTTTTAGAATTAGAACCTGATGAAGAAGAGCAAGCACAACTAGAGCAAAACATACAAGTGGCGCTGCAGTCAGGTGGAATTGATCTTGAAGATGCTATAGATTTAAGGCAAATAAAAAACTTAAAACTTGCTAATCAAATGCTTAAAATAAAACGTAAGCAAAAGCAAGAAAAAGACATGCAGATACAGCAGTCTAATATTCAAGCTCAGGCTGACGCTCAGGCTTCAACTGCAGAAAAAACAGCAATGGCTGAAGTACAAAAACAAGAAGCTATAAGTGGTTCTAAGGTTCAATACGAACAAGCTAGAACTCAAATGGAGATAAAAAAAATGGAACAAGCCGCAAGCATTAAACTTAGAGAAATGCAGCAACAATTTCAATATGACATGAAATTAAAACAACTTGATTCCCAAGTGTCTCAACAAAAAGAAAGTGAAATAGAAAATCGAAAAGATAAAAGAACTAAAATACAAGCAACTCAACAAAGTGAAATGATAAGCCAAAGAAAAAATGATGGTTTACCAATTGACTTTGAAAATCAACCCGATGCGGGTATGAACGCGTTTATGTAACGCTATTTAATTATTTAATTATATTATATTATGTCAGAAGTAAAAACAAATGAACCTGTTAAGCAGGAAGGTGATTTCAAATTAAAAAAGAAAACAACACCTAAAAAATTAACTGAAACAAAAAATAACATTATAAAAGTAAATGTTAATCCAAAAGAACCTTTAGTAGAGCTGGAAAGCAACGTGACTAAAGTAGAAATTAAAAAACAAGAAGATGCCATTCAAGTCGGAGAAACAAAGGAGGTATCTGTGGAAAAACCATCCGGAGATAGCGCAGAGGTGGGAGAACCTGTACAAGAGTCCAACAAGGATGCTGAAGGGTTTTCTCCAATCCAAGAAGTAACAGAAGCTGAAGTTAAAGAAGTTGAAGCTGAAGTTAAAGAAGCTATAAGAGATGAAAAAGTATTAGGCAAACCATTGCCGGAGAATATTGAAAAGCTAGTTTCGTTCATGGAAGAAACCGGTGGGACAATAGAAGATTATACTCGTTTAAATGCTGATTACTCTAGCATTGACGATGTTACTTTACTAAAAGAGTATTACAAAAGAAATAAACCTTATCTAGAGTCTGACGATATAGATCTTCTGTTAGAAGATTTTGTTATAGATGAAGACATAGACGAGGATAGAGATGCAAGAAAGAAAAAACTTGCATTTAAAGAAGAAGTTGCAAAAGCCAAAAACTTTTTAGAAGAGACTAAGAGTAAGTATTACGACGAGATCAAGTTGAGACCGGGCGTTACTCAGGAACAACAAAAAGCTATGGATTTTTTCAATAGATACAACAAGGAGCAAGAACAAGCTGAGCAACAGCATCAAGTGTTTAAAGATAATACAAAAAAACTTTTTAGCAATGATTTCAAAGGTTTTGATATCAGTGTTGGTGAAAAGAAATATAAGTATAATATTCAAAACAAAGATAAAGTTGCAGAAAACCAATCAAACATTAAAAACCTAGTAGGGAAGTTCCTAGATAGCGATGGTAATGTTATTGATACAAGTGGTTATCACAAAGCTATGTATGCTGCTGAGAACGTAGATAAAATTGCCTCTCATTTTTATGAGCAAGGAAAAGCAGACGCTGTAAAAGACGTTATAAACAAATCTAAAAACCTTACTGACACTAAAGCTAGGACTAGTCAAGGAGATGTGTTTGTTGGTGGATTTAAAGTTAAAGCTATTTCAGGTGCTGACTCTACAAAACTAAAAATAAAAACAAGAAAATTTAACTAATAAAAACTTAAAATTATGAGTTTAACTCCTCAATTTGGTAGTTTAATCCCTTCGCAAACGCAAGAGATTTTAAACAGTAACTACCTACAATTTAATGCCGGCGCTGCAGCTGGACCAGGAGCTGGTGGCGATTCATTCGCTCAACAGTATTTACCTGAAATTTACGAACAAGAAGTAGAGCGTTATGGAAACAGAACGTTATCTGGCTTTTTACGTATGGTTGGCGCTGAAATGCCAATGACATCTGATCAAGTAATTTGGTCTGAGCAAAATAGATTACATATATCTTATGATAATGTAACCGTAGTGGCTACAGCTGGAGCTGCTTCTAACGTTATAAACCTTCCTGCTGGAGTAACAAATGTTATTTCTCCTAATGATACGGTTGTAGTATTAGATCCAGCAACAGGCGCTGAAGCTAAAGCTTTAGTAATAGCCTCAACCCCTGGAGCAGGTGGTGGTGTTGGAACATTCACTGTAACTCCTTTTAACAATTTATCTTTAGAAAACGCTGCTAATGGAATTACTGTTGGCGCTGGAATTAAAGTATTTGTTTACGGTTCCGCTTATCAAAAAGGTCAAGCTTTGAACTCAAGCACATCTGCTGCTGGAGTTGCTGCTAATGGATATGTATCTGTTGAGCCTCAATTGACTCAATTTTCTAATTCACCAATTATTCTAAGAAGCCAGTACGTAGTATCTGGATCTGACATGGCACAAATTGGCTGGGTTGAGGTTGCAACTGAAGACGGAACATCTGGATACTTATGGTATTTAAAAGCTGAATCTGAAACTCGTTTACGTTTTGAAGATTACTTAGAAATGTCAATGGTTGAATCTGAGTATAATCAAATAGCACAAGCTGGTGTACCTACTGCTGCTCTTCTTGCGGGATCTGAAGGTTTATTTGCTGCTATTCAATCTCGTGGTAATGTGGAAGTAGGATTTACTGCTGCTGCTGGACTAGATGAGTTTGATGCTATTTTGAAAAACTTAGATACTCAAGGTGCTATTGAAGAAAACATGCTTTTCTTACAAAGACAAACAGCTCTTGATTTTGATGATATGCTAGCTGCAATCTCTGGTGGAACTGCCGGTGGTACTGCTTTTGGTTTATTTGAAAACTCTGAGGAAATGGCATTAAATCTTGGATTTAGTGGTT